GATGCGTGTTTATGTAAATATCTCTGGAACTATTACGGTATAGAAACGAAAGCAGATGCTGGAGCGTTTACGTATATTCTTCCGCAGTCTATGGTATTCGAATACCGGGCTAGTACGTTAATCAAGGGACCATTGTTGAAGTTATTATTGGAGAAAAAGATAATCATGACACGATCGGAGAAGAAAAATAAATATCCTTATGAGGGGGGGAAAGTATTCGCTCCTAAACAGAAAATGTTCATTAATAACGTACTCGTATTCGATTATAATAGTTTGTATCCCAACGTATGTTTGTT